ATCAGATTTGAAACTGGGTTGGATTTTACGACTCCAAAATGTCGGGTTTGTATTGAGCTATCCACTCAGTGACTCTATCATTGTATGACAAATCGAGTCCGGTGCACATGTGAGAGATACCAGCGCGTTTAGCAACTTCAGACATCAAATGCCTTTGCTTTTCGTACTTTTCCTCTCCATGGTTGAACCACTCGCGTAGCGCACCATCAACATTTTGAGCACACGCGTGCTCTTCAGTCAAAGGACAATTCTTGCCTCTCATAAAGCAGTGCAATGATTTGTAAATTGACTTGTCAAGCAATGCGCCCACGCGCTTGCCCAACTTAGGGTGGTATACACTGAATCGTTTCAAAAACTCAAATTGCTCTGCCGGTAGATAATCCAAAAGTTCAGATTCCTTATCCGGCATTGTGTACACTTGTCCATATTCCTCCAGAAACTTTGAACAACCCTTGATGGTAAACTTATCAATACCACGTTTAACTGATCCAATATTGTCATCACCATACGTCATAACGGCGACACACTTTCGAAACTTGAGGCGATCCTCAAACTTGTCTACTGGATACTGCGAATAAAAGAAACATCGCAGATTTAGGGATCCACAAATTCCATTGATAATCACGGTCAAAGAATTGCCGCTAATATGTGTTCCCTCAGTCAAACCAATCAAATCACCATTGTATGCTATATAAGCAAATACAATGTCACCCGTCATTGCTTCCATGATTGCCAAATCTTCCTCACTGTAATCACACTCACGTGCAAAATCAATAAGGATGCGCAATGCTGCAAAAATCAGTTGTGACGGTAATTTTTGATCATAGTTACCATAATCGCCTCCGATAAGGCGATCCATACCAAATTTTGTGGCATGATGATGAAATTCATCCCATTCTGGTCCGTGTGAATTGATACCTACGGCACACTCCGACATAAGTGGATTCATCTGCAAAACTCGCAATAACGGCAAGTAATATTTGCGGATCAACCACGTCAAAGATAACGCATTGCCATAAAATATTCTGCATTTTTCTTTGGTCAAAATTTCATCTTTCTTGCAAGCTTTTGCAATAGGATAACCTCTCTTTCCCTCGCGATAACAATTCTCAATTCGTGTGATTTCATCCATCAACACTTGATCGAGAGCGCGATTGTTGGGTCTGTCCTCTGTTGGTTCCAATTCTGTTACGAACTCTCTTTTAGGTCCACTGAGTGGAAAACCAACTGAAGTGTTTAGTTTGATTGCATCCATAAATTTCTTTCCTGGTACGCCACACAAATTCTCATGATCTGTCAATGGCCTTGCATCATTCCACATTTCGCTGCGAAAAATCTTTAGCAGTGGTTCTTTATAATCACGAACAGCTACTGCCAACAAATCATGCGGATATGGGTGTGCAGGTATGGCAAGATTGGACAAACATTCTTGCCAACCATACCATTCAGGATTCAATTTCGGTCCACGGTATATATTCGGTACACCACAAACATCAATAACATGTCCACTAATAGGAGTAACCTTGACTTCACTTTTCGTGATTGCTCTACCAGGACACGACCCATAATACTCAATCTGGGAATCTGGTGGCAAGTAATTCAAAGCACTTTTCTTGTGCAAAGGATCATTCTTCGTCAATTGTACTCCAAGTACAGTCGTTTGAAATTTTCCAGCTCCTCCTGATAAAATCACGCCTTCAATCTTGCGTAATTCAGCAAAAGCAGTGAACAATTCTTGTTGTGTAACACTTCCATAGCACCCACGCGGGGTGCCACTGGTACCCCCTAAATGGATACCAACAATCGCACTGCCATTGGTGTCTGACACCAACACAGCCCCACATAAACCATTGAATGTGTCGATTGTTAAATTTTTGTAAAGTCCTCCCTTGTAAGATTTCGTTGTTGAAACAATGCCAGGCTGGGTCATACCCTTAGCCAACAAAATTTCGCCATCCTTCTTCCTCCATTGCATTTGGAAAGGAACATCAGGCATCTCACCTGTGGGAAAACAATTTACAATGTCATTATTGAACGAACCACCAGTTGGTATATAGCAAACTCGAAGGTCTGACTCTGGAATCAAGTATGATGCAAACTTATTCAGTCGTGCAGCAAACTTTCCTCCACTGGCATCTGGATTCTTTTTGCGGAAAGTGCAATTCAGCATGTCTCCAAATTGTTCAAAATAATGATCAGGAATCATAATCACATTGGATCCCAACATCAAGCCATTCACCATGGCTGTGTCCTCATCTGTGACATAAATGGACCCATAAACCAAACTCTTACGTACAACGTTGTTTAGTTGTTCCGTTGACATTCTCTTTGAAACTTCTGATATTGGCAACTCGCGTTTTACAACACTAGTCCAAACATTAATCTCATTGTCACGTGTTTCCACATCATGTCTGGTTTTGGGTTCCAAAGATCCATGTGTATCTTCCTTGCGAAATGCGCGGTAAGCTCTCGCCAAACCGTACAATGCAGCTATCCCAATGGACACTCCACAAATGTATTTCGCATATTTATCCCTGTACCTCTTCAGCATGGGTGCAATTTCCATATTTCTTTCTTTGAGTTCAAGATAAAGTCGCTCTTCGACTCTCTCAACCAAGTTCCGCTGACGGAATAGAAACTCAACTGTTAACACAGAACAGCACAAGAAAGTCAATGTCAGTGGTAAAGTAAGGAAACACATTACGTTCAAAAACGTGTATGTAAACCAAGCTCTACGCATTTCATATATGCAATCTTGCTTCAAACGATCAGAATACAACCACTTCAAAATTGTGGGTGCTTGTTCGTGATCGAGGACAGGGGCCGGGACGATCTTAATCCAATCCCATCTGTCTAGAAATTTCATTCCTTGGTCATACATCACATTTGCAGCTTTCTGATCTACCTTATCGAAAAATGTCTCAACAGGTAAACACTGCTTCCGTGATTCATACCATAATTTCCAGCCAGCACGAACAGTCTCTCTTCCAAACTGTTCATCGAGGTGATAAGGACAATTGCCTTTCAAGTGCTTGCATCCTTCATGCGAACACAATGTCATTTGGCATTCTCTCATCCTCATACCTTCAAGTATCGATTCTTGATTCTTTTTGTGCAAATCAAAATCTTCGATGGCCCACTGAATACATTCAGCCATAGAAACTCCAGTCATCACCTTGCCATTCCACGTAATTGGTTTATACGTGGCAGTGACATTCAATGCTGGTGGCTTCACTGCGCGTTCAATATCAACAATCCAAATATCATCAAACATGGGTGGTGAATAAACACCATCAACAGTATAATGTTCACGGACTTTCGTTGAATCAATTCCACATGTCACATCTCCTTCCACTCTCTGGAATTCAGGTTTGGCTCGCACAGTGATGCAAGTTAACCTCCGTTGAATGGAATAGGGACAATTGGAATATAATCCAGCGTCAAGATCCTTCTTATTGGTTGTTGCGAGTGCAATCCATGGTTCAACAAAACATTTCCCCTTAGCTTCCAATTCAGCTTTGGGTGCATAAAACATCTGATTGTTGATAACATCAATAATCGCTCTCGTGGGTGGGCGTTCGACGAAATTCGATTTGTCATTCGAAATATCATCAAAAATCATAACCAACTTGTCGGAAGTCCAATTCGACATGAATTTATCTCCTGCATTATAAGCACATCTGTACTCTTTTGCAACAGGCAATCCCTGACTTGTTAGGACTGCATCAACAAGTTGGTCGCCGAGAGAAGTCTTTCCCTGACTACTCTCACCAAATAATTCAATGGCCCATGGTGAATGCCTTACTCCAGAAGCAATTTTCATAGACACAAAGTCATTTTGAACCAATAGAATTTTCTGGTATTTGTCCATCACCAATTTCTTCTCAGGCCCCTTGAGGGCTTGTGACAAATTCAATAATGATGATGATAGACGGTTCAATCTCTTCTCAAACTCTTGATCAGACATATCTGCGAACTTTTGCAAATTTCCATTCTTAACCAAATCGAACCATGCCATCACTTGGGCATATTCTTGGTCAAGTTCCATTGCAGTTCTATCATTAATCAAAAGAGGCTTCAAAGAGCCGGTCTGATAACACAAATAAGCACCCTCTGTGAAAAATATCACTGTTTCAAAAAGTGCATCAGCAACATCAAATGCTGACATGTGTTTATCAACCAAATCAGGCGAAAACAATTTAAATTGCCCAATGTTAAACTGTAATGACGAAACATCACACAATCCAACCATAACTAGACAACCGAGCAACTTCGAAATTTGTTTGAATGCTCTATTATTTTTGCACAACTGCCAATTCTGGCGAATG